TGATATCCCCGGCCTCTCCGAGATCCCCGGAGGCGAGACCTTCGGCCTCGTTCTGGATGAGCCGCGCGATGGCGGCGATGGCCTGCTGGGCTCCGGTGATGTTCTCCGAGTCGGCCTTGTCGACCGGGTGAGCCCACCCGGACACGACGTCGAGGATCCCCTGGGCGGCGACCCGTACGGCCTGGGCTGCGGCTGACACGTCGTCCGCGACCTTCGCGGCGACCGGCGGGACCGGGGGCTCGGCGGGCGCGGGGGTCCCGGCAGGAGCCTCGGCCTTCGCCGCGACGGGGGGAACGTCCACCCCGGCCAGCGGGTTCGCATGGGGGGCGGCCAGGACCGGCTCCGGCTCCGGCTCGGTGACGACCACGGGCGCTGCGTCGGTCTCCGGCTGCTGATCCTCCGGACCCCGCTCCACGAGCGTCTGCTCCTCGACCGGGGCGATCTGCCCCGCCTCGTCCGACTTCGCGAGGACGAGCAAGCACTCCGGGTTCGCGGGCCGGTCGACCAGCGACACTTCGATGATCTTTCCGTCAACGATCTCCCCGCCGGGGGCGGTCGCGGACTTGACCACGCGGGCGTTCTTGATCCCGATGCTGAAGCCGGTGAGCACCTGGTGCTCCACCTTCGCCACCGAACCGGGGTCGACCACGCGGGCCTGGATCATGTGCTGGCCGCCCTCGGCCTTCCAATATTCGAGGGCCTTCCCGGCGGCGATGTGGGAGTGCTGCTCCCGAATGTTCCCGCCCTCCCCGAACCACTGAGGAACGGCGGCGTCGAGCCAGGTGCCGTTGCAACGCTGCTGGTCGCGGTCGAGTCCGGTCGTGGACACAGGGCCGCTGACCAGCATGGTTCCGTCGGCCTGCTTCTCCGCCTTCGTGATCGCGGCGTACAGGTACTTGGTGTCCATTGCTCAGTCCTTCCTAACCTTCTGGCCCCGTGGCGGGGACGATCGTGCATCGACAGTTCGGATGCACCGGAGGTGACCCGTTGGTGAAGTCATCCCATATGGCGATGGCTCCCTCAGACTCGTTCTCGTTACACAACTCCTCGACCCGAGCATCCTCTGCTGAGAGGAAACTCACCCACTGGACGCCCATTGTCCGGTACGAGTCGTACTGTCCGGCGGTAAGCACGCGGGTGGTTTCCGTGTTGGCGACCATGTCCGCTCGGGACGGGTCGTCAAGGATCCCGGCGAGGACGGTGGCGAGGTCCGCGTTCGTGGACCCCGTGCTGATGTTGTCGGCCAGTGCTCGGGCGAGGTCGTCCATCCGGTTCGCGCTGATCGACTTGATGGTGACACCGGCCTGGTTCAGAAGGTCCTGAAGCACGCTCGCGTCGTTGATCCCCGAGAGGAGATCCTTCGCGGCCGCCACGTCACCGGGCACCCAATCTGACCAGTCGATCTCGTCGCCCTCATCCTTCGACAGTGAGTCGACCAGTCGCGCGCCGTCCCTGCGCCCGCGCGCGTAGCCGTCAACGTAGAGGCCGTCGAGCGCGTGCTCGGGGACCTGGACGTGCTGGGACAGCACCGACAGGATGACCTGTTCGGCGATATCCCCGTCGACCTGGGTGCCCTCGACGTGATGCACGACCTCCGCGATGACCTTCGCCCGGTCAGGGAGCAGGCCACTCAAAGCCTGAGCGATACCGGGTCGCCACCGGGCGGCGGTCTCCTCGTGCGCCCGGTGCATCGGGTTCTCGCGGGGCATCAGCCCCGTCGGCCTTCACGAACTCGACCGACCCGGACAACTCGACCGGCACATCGTCCGGGTCGAGGTGCTTCGCGAGGAACGGGCGGCCACGGGATCCCTTGGCGACGAACCGGCGCAACGCGGCCAGTTCCTCCGCTTTCTCCGTGCTGCCCTTCTGCGGGGCCCCACCGGCCGGGGGCTTGGGAACGGACCCACCCGGTGCCGCCGGTCCGCCACCGGCCTGCGCTGCCCCGCCAGGTGCCCCGCCAGGTGCGACAGGCGGCCCACCGGGAGCGCCCGGAGGGATCCCACCCTCCGGGGTGGGGGCTCCGACCACGCCGAACGGTTCGAGAATGTTCTTGTCCTGACGCTCCATCTGGCCTTCGAGGAAAATCACCCCGGACTTGTCCACGACCATGGGCATGTCCGCCTCGGGGAAGTCGAACCGGGGCTTGCCGAGCCGGTCCCGCGTCTCGTTCAAGGTCATACGGCCGGAACGGTAGCGGTTCTCGTCAAGGGTGTCGGCGGCCGACTCGTCCTCCGCGTCGAGGCCGAGGAACTTGAACACCAGCCGCTCGTCCATGTCGAGGTACTGCCGGGACATATTCGTGAGGAGCCCAGCCAGCCACTCGACCAGGGGGCGCGTGGACTGCCGGTCCTGGGAATCCTCCTCCCCCTCCTGGTGGCCCTTCCCGCCGAGCCCTGAGTGGGGGGTGAACCCGAGAGACGACGGCATGACACCGAAGTGCGAGCACACCAGTTTGAGCAGGAACTCGTCGTAGTCCGGCTTGTACCTCTCCGCCGCGTCCTTCGACTCGACCGGGGTGATCCCCTTCGGCAGCATCTGGAAGCGGTGACGTTCGGCGGTGAGCCCGGACAGGTAGTCGTTGAGGACGGCGGTGTACGCCCGCAACTGGTCCGGGGTGTAGTTCGAGTCGGAGGTGAGCCACCCGGACGGCATCACACCGTCCGTGTACTCGGACCGCATCCACCCGGAACGCTTCAGCCACATGTCGGCGGACCCGAGGGCCTGCTCCACGGGGGAGAACCCGTACGGGGTGAACGTGCGGACGTTCCGGCGCGCGTAGATCAACTGGTCCGTGCGGTACGCATCGGGGATCTCCACGGTCCCGTCAGGCAAGGCCACAGCGTCCGCGACGAACTCACCACGGGGGAACCCGAGGAGGATCTGCTGGTAGGCGGGGTAAGGGGGCCGGGGCGTGTTCCCCTGCTCATCGAGCAGCGGCTTGATCGTGGACCCGTCGAGCACCTCGAATGAGAACAGGTCCCCGCCGAGGGTCATGCGCGGGTAGATCGACAGCGCGTCGAGGACCAGGATCTCTTCCAACGTCTGCGTGAGCCACGAGTGGAAGTCGAACCCGTTGCCCCGGTCCGGGTACTGCCACCACGTCTTGACCCGGTCAATGTCCTCGGACAGTTCATCGCGGAGGCCGGTGGCGACCTGGTTGTCTGTCTCGTTCGGGTGGTCCCGGCGCTCCCGGTCCACAGCCTCGTCGGACACGGTGATATCCCACCCGTGCCCGAGGATGGTCGCTTTGACGACCTCGATGCACCGTCGGACCATGTCGACCTGGTCGGCGGCGTCCCGGAGTACCTTCCACGGGACGACCCGCATGTCGACGCCGGGAAGGTTCGCCGAGACCGGGTAGTCGAACCGGCGGGGCTCCGACCGGCCACTGTCCTGCCGGGGCGCGTTGATCGGCCGGGGGTCGAGCGGCACGCCGGGGGCGAACGGCACCCCACCCCACGACGGGTCGCGGGGCAGCGACTCGAACCCCTCCACCGGCCGCTGCCCCGCCGCGAGCGCCTGCACCAGCGCGACCGCGTTCACGGCAACCGTCCCGTTCGGGAGCGCGGCCTTGACGAGATCGGTTGAGCCTCCTCCCTGCTGGGAGAAGCCAGGACGCCGGTTACGGCGAGACTTCCGACTGCTCATGGGGTCCCCCATCCTTCGGTGACGGCGACCGGGAGAACCCGACCGCGAACGGCGTGTCCCCGCAGACGTGCGGGACGGGTGGTGCATCCAATGTGACGGACAGGGACCTCGGCACCCTCGTGACGCTGACGACTCTCGGCACTACGGTAAGCCACTCGTCACACGCGGGGCACCGAACTCGGAGTGTCGCTGCGCCTGCCATTCTTCGACCTCCTGCTGGTCAACTGCCGGAGAAGTTCACGGCGCTCCGCGCGGTTCCTCAGCGGGCGCACTTCCTCCGCTAAGACCGGCAGGTCCGTCTCATCCGCGATGGTCACCAGGACCTTCGGGGCCTGGACTCTCGGGTACTTCCTCTTGGCCATGTGGATGGCTCCTCACAGGGTGACGATCCGGCCGTCGCCGTCGATGTTGAAGGCTCGGACGGGCTGGGTGGTGGGGTTGTCCACGATGAGCGCCCACAGCCAGTACGAACCGGCGGGTGCTCGGGTGGAGTTCAGGAGCAGGGACAGGACGGCTTTGCCCACTGACGGGTAGGTCGCGAGATCCGGCGGGAACCACGCGATCGGGGGCGTGTTCGGGTCGGAGGACAACCCGAGGGTGATGGTGGCGGCGGACAGGTCGTGGCCCTTCGCGTCGATCAACGTCATCTCCGCGTAGTCCGTCCGGCCGTTCGAGGTGTAGATGGTTCTGCTCACAGGACAAGCACCCCCTGGTAGCGGTCGGAGAGTCCGGCGGCGATGTACCGGCCGGTGGTGAGGGTGGACGTGTACCGATCCCCGGCGAGGGCGGCGGCGAGCGACAGGTCCCGTAACGGGATGGACGACGAGTTCCCGACGACTGTCAGGCCGCCTACTGCCGTGAACGTGACCCCGCTGAGGACGGTGAGCCCCGGCGTGAGGGTGAGCGTGCCGGACGCGGCCATGGCGACCGTTCCGACGTCGACCTGGGCGGAGGTGAGGGTCAGGGCACCGACCGCGCTCATGCTGACGGGCGGGGTGACCGTGTGGGTGGGTGTGATGGTGAGCGCGCCGACCCCGGCCATCGGCTCGGGGGAGGAGATCGTGTCCACCCCGGACAGGACCAGGGAACCGAACGCGGACAGGGTCACGCCGGACGGGACCGCGTCCGACCCGGTGACGACCAGGGTGCCGAGCGCGGCCATCGTGTTCGGGGACGACTGACCTCCTCCGGGGGCGGTGGTGCCGCTGACGGCGAGCGCGCCGACGGCGGACATGGTGACCGAACCGACCTCCGTCACCCCTCCGGTGACTGCCAGCCCGCCCTGGGCCGTCATCGTGTCCGTGGCCGGGTGGGTGAGGGTGGGCGTGTCGACCAGGGAGCCGAGCGCGGACATGGTGACGACCGTGCCGACGATCCCCGAGACGACCAGGGACCCGAGCGCGGCCATCGTGTCCGAGGACGGGATCGTGTCGGACGGGGTGACGGCCAGGGTGCCCGACGCGGCCATGGCAGGCGCGGCGGGTACCGTGTCCGCCCCTGTGACGGCCAGGGCTCCGGTAGCGGCCATCCCGACGACCGGGAGGATCGTGTCCACCCCCGACGCGACCAGGGAGGCGGTGGCGGCCATGGTGAG